CGCCTGTCTTGCACCCCAGAGGCCTTTTCACCATTCCCTTTATGTAAGATGAATTGATTAGATTCATCCCATTAAGGTATTTTGGATCCCAAGCGTAGGTTTGGAAGCATGGTTGTTTGAACTTCTCAACTAGTGCTAAACTAATTTAAACTAGCCATTAGGTTAGCGGAAGATTGGTTCCCAATTGACTATCACAGTCAAGGTCCCACCATACTCCAAGTTAAATACAAGGAGTTACTTAACAGAAAATCCGGTCCAACTACCCCATTACAATCTTCATTGTAAGTGCTAGTTGGAGATCCAACACAAAGTTTGGTTAAGATGGAGCTAATTAGTTCCACTTACCTAATTTTAGATTAGGGAATTCACGTTCCATTGCAAAACGGATATCCAATAAGGATCTACCGAATTGCATAGTACGAGCTTTCGCTATGTAAAGATCAGGATCAGTACGTAATTGGTAGGCTAACTTACGACCGAGAGTACCATAATGGAAAATCAAATTATTTGATGTTCTTTCATGGTTTCTCAATCTATCGATATCTATTAAAGTAATTGTTTCCAATTGCTTTTCTAAATCGGTAGTATAGTTCATCGCCTTATTCATCTCTGAAAATCGGTAAACCGATTGATAGATTGCATGAGTAAGAGGATGTGAGTTTACTGGTAATGTACCAGTATCACAAGCCTGATGGGTTAATATCTCATTATAAGATTCTTTAAAGACTCGATAAAAGTCTGAAAGTCTCTTAAGATAAGACATTGCCATCCCATTCACTACCCCAGATGATGTCCTTCTCCATTCTTGGAAAAGGGTTGCATCACTTGGTGGTATTACATATTCATTTGAACTAGAAGCTTCTGCCATGAAGCGTCTAGTCATTAATGGATCGAAATTATATAAATTACGTGAAACGACATATAGTTGATTCAACATAATCTGTAATTTCTTGATTTCTTTTGTCTGATAAAGATGATATCTTGTGATATGACCTGTCAAGAAACAAAAGAAACCTCCATTAGATATGGTGGAGTCATCTCTTCGTAATAACTTGAAGAGTTCCAAAACCATATCAGGAATATGTATGATTAATCTAGGACCTCGATTAGACCTAACCAGATCTATGATCTGTTGGAATATTAATTGAGGTTGGTCATAGTTAGAAACTAGACCTGCCATTGGTATAGGAGATATTTCTATACCATTATAGAACCATCTCTTCGCAAACTCATAACAGTTTTCACTGATATGAGACTTACTAGGAGATATATCTACACCTAGATCATTAATGATCTGCAAATACATTGCAGCGACATCATTGTCATAAACAACGATATCGTCACCTAGCAATATATATTCCTTAAAGGGATACTTATTACAAAGGTGAGCAGCATATTGAACCACCAAATGGTGACTCAATGTAAACGCTGCCCATGAACTACGGGCTCCCATAGGTTGCCCAACAGAATATTTCAATAATGAAATATCCTTTCCTTTCGGACCACAAAAGTGGGCCAAAAAGGGTTCATTGATCATTAATGCTTTCCAGGCATTGGCGAAACCAGGTCCAGCTATTTCAGCAATTAATTGCTCTTGTAACTGGATCGGGAATCGATCAGTGGCACTAGAAAGATCAAAAGAATGGAAATTATTTCCTTCTCTTTTATCTTTAATTACAGGATTCTGGGTGAATGTTCTGTCATTAGGAATTAACCTTAATGCACTGAAACACCATTCAGAAAAAGGAGTAAAGGCAAGTTGTGATAAATAATCATAAGCTGCCACTACTCTATGTTTTCCTTCTGGGTCAGAAATATGAAGAAATCTTCTATTTCGGACTTCGATCTTCTCATGGGCAAGTTTTCCGGATTTAACTCCAAAGAACTTTCTGTTCACCTCTCTAAAAGAGATAGAGAACTTAAGGGCTTTTACCCACTCCATGAAACGATCACCACCTATCATAGACAAACCTCTCAGGTTCACACCTGTGAAGTTTGCGGCTGCCAAGGCGGCAGTCAAGATAGCTGGTCCACCAGCAGGTCCTGCTTTTAGAGATAAAAATGATCTCGATGGACAAGGTCTTTCAGATAAAGGATTGAAGTGACCAGTGTAATCTTTTACAAAGGTGACAATAAATTCGTTATCAATTTTCACATATCTAGCTTTTGAAGGTGCAGTAATACTACTGTAATCAACAGGAGCAGGAGATGGGAAAGACCTTGAAACTCCAAGAAGCGTAAGAACAAATCTTAGCGACTGAGGGTCTTTTGAATCAACTAAAGGTTTAAGAAAACTGATAGATGAAGCAAAACCATCCTTATCGACTCCCACCATATAGTCGTTAACCATCAAAGGTTGACCACATATATAACGAGTTGTAATTAATCGGATTAGTTTTATCCTTTTAATTGTCGGTAAGATACCGTTATTCTTTATCCATACCTGAATTAAGTTTATCCAAGTATCAATAAAGGAATACGTTTCTAAAAGAGGTAATCGTGGATACCAATATTTAGTAATCCATCTTAGGATTATTTTAATATTAGTAAACATTGTTATTATTTATAATGATAATGATGTCACGAGGACTTCCGGAGTAACGCCTAATCCATAGGCACTCTGAACTTACAAGGCTACATTCGCCTTGGGGGTAGCAAGTTTCCGACAAAGAGACTTCTCCCTTTATCGAGTCCCGTTATAA